TTCCCTTCAAGAATGGATTGGAGACAGAGGATTTTGTTTGAAGCCAAGTCAATTTCATCGAGGAGCAAGACTGCTCCTCTTTTGAGTGCATCAACGACAGGTCCGTTATGCCAAACTGTTGACCCATCAACAAGGCGAAAACCACCAATAAGATCATCTTCATCTGTTTCAATAGTAATGTTTACACGAATCAATTCACGTCCCAGTTGAGCACATGATTGTTCAACACTAAATGTTTTACCATTACCAGAAAGTCCGGTAATAAACACTGGGTAGAAAATTTTAGATTTGATAATTTTTTTTACATCATTAAAATTACCAAAAGGAACATAATTTTGATCTTTGTCTGGAATCAAACTCATTACAGAAGATTCTGTAATTTGATCCTCAAGACTTTCTCGAGCTTCCTTGATGGAAAGATTATACACACCACGTCCACACTTGTGAGTTTTCAATCGATTGCATACTGTAGCAAGAGAAATATCTGCGGTCTCGGTATATTCCACCAGTTGTTGTCTGGTTACTGTAGAACCAAACCTAGAGGTAAGGTCGGAGATCATTACGTCAGTGGAGATCATGGAGTGTCCTTTGGTTACTTGGCTATTATACGATGGACGGGACCAGCCGTCAAGCAATCTGGTCCACGAATTTTGATAAGATGATCTTATTGAACATCTTTGATTTCATATATTTCTTAAATTGGTTACGAATTTTACTTTTACTGTCAGAGGAAGATGCTACAATTGTTGGTTCTTCTTGTTTAAATCCTTTTGAACATTGAATTACATACAATTCATCATATCCAAGAGTATTGATAATAAAAGATTTACTGGTTTTCCAATCCTTTCTATACGAGTTTTCTTTTTCTGTATCAGCGCCAGATTGACGGATAAGTTGTTTTAAGTCAGTGGGTTCAGTAAGTCTAAATCCAACAACATTTGATTTGGTCATCCACTTATAATAACGAATAAATCCTGCAGTAATTTTATATGAAGCACGATTATAACAACTTTGTTTTGCAATGTTCATGTCAAGATATCCAGTCTTAGGATCTTTCAAACAAATTATTTGACTCTCAACATCATACGATAAGTACTTACGTCTCATAAATGTTTTGTCATCATAAGTACATTCTTTTGAATAAGTTGCACTGTTAGATTCGCCATCAGTAAGAAAGACTGTATTTACTTTATCAACTTTGTACTTTTGTTTGAATTTTTTAAATACATGAACTGCAGCAAAAACAGTATCATTAAGCGGAGTACCATTTAGATCATAAGATCCATGTGGAAAAGCATTACTACGACGAAGAATAAGGTGAGTCAAACACCAAATTTTATAAAGTAAATTATCAAAATCACATTGTTTAACATCACTATTAAACATTTCTACCAGACGAAATCTACTATCAACAACAAACTCATATTCAGTTTTAGGATCCAAGAATTTATCAGATGGATCGTAGTTTGCTGAATCTGTAAAAGCAAATACTTGGAAAGGTATGTTTACTTTTTTACAGAAAGTAATGAGATTAATTAGTTGTTTAATTGTACCCAATAAGCTGTTGTACATAGAACCAGACCAATCAATGTACATAATAAGTCCATGATTTTTTCCGGTAGGAATTACATTATTCTTTTTGAATACATCATCAGACCACTTATATGCAAACAATTTATTTGTATTTAAAACACCAGTTTTAGATTCTGATGAACGGTTATACTCGTCTGCACGTTTTTTCATCTCAAATTCTTTAGTGAGATAAGCAACAGATTTTTTGCTTTCTTGTTTAAATTCCAAGAAAGAAGATTTCCACATATCATCATATGGATTTACACTATATCTTTCATCAATATATTGGAAGTTGTAATCCATATTCTGTGAGAATACATCTACAGACTCAATACACTTATCCCATTCAATATTAGGAACTTTAATATAAAGATGATCTTTTACACTATCACTAACCAGTCCTTTTTTATTGCGATCCCATGCAGTATCTGTAACTGATGTTTCTTCATCATCATATTCTTCATCATATGCATATCCACCATCAATATTTGTAGAGCTATTAGAGTTATCTGACTCTTCTTCATTATCATCCCACTCCTCATAATCTGTATCATCATCACCTAAATCAGGACGTTCAGATTCTTCTGGAGTTACTTCTTCTACATCAAATTGCATAGACTCTGATTGGTCTGATGATGTTGATGCTTGTTGTGTCTCCTGATTGTTTTTAATTTTATCACGAACATATTTTAGAATAGCTTCACAAACAAAAACTACATCCTCAAAAGTTTCAGCGTTTTTAGTCATATCAACAAACTGATTCTCTTCCTCATCAAAAGGAATCAACGTTGCTACATCGTGAATACCAATTTTAAAGTATAAATTAATTCTATCAATGAGATTCATTTCTTTAAGATTTTCATCTTTAATCTCAAAGAAATCTTTTTCATTCAATTCTGCATATCCTCTGTAAAAGGATTTTGTAAGACCAGGATACTGAGACTTAATTTTACGTTCAATACGAGCATCCTCAATTACATTCAAAAATGATTGAGGAATATGTTTCCTAGTGGAATATTCATTTGGGGTGAACAAAGCGTGTCCAACTTCATGACCAACAAGAAGGTCATAAACATCATTGCTAATGTCATCCCAGACAGGAAGTTGAAGAACTCTTGTTTCTACGTTGAAAGATGCAGTAGGTACATTACTGTGTTCTACGGTCAGGTTTTCAGTAGCGAGCAGTTTAGCAAGATTACTTTTGACTTGACTGTTGATCATGTCTGTTCCTTTGGTATGTGGCTAACATAACACACCACAGACCGATGGTCAAGGGGTGATCAATAAGGGTTCCTTATCAGACCTCACGAAAACATAATGACCATGTTGAGAGCCCCAAACATATTCATTAGTTTCTACAGAAAAACCTTTATCATATATCCTGTAAATATCTTCGCTTAAGATACTACTGTTTTCAACATATGTTTGTTGACCTTTCCAATCAACAATGCAATTACAGCTAGTCATTTCAGAAGTAAAGACTTCATTTTCTAATGTAAAAATTCTATCACAATTTTCTGTATAAACCAAACTATCAAATATGGAATCCATATTTCTCAAGTGGTAGTGTTTATCATTATCAATTTTATAATTTTTTGTGACTATTTTATCTTCTGATTCTATTACTTCAATAACAAATTGTCTATATGGCTTTAATTTAAAAATATTTTGTTGTTCACCATAAAACCAATTTTCACTTATCTGTTTATGTATTAAATGAACCGGAGAGAATAGTAGTGGTCTAGAAAAAGATTGACTATAGTTATCAAAAGTTCCTACAAAGTAATCTTTAAATTTTTCTATCATGAAATTGATACCTTACTAAAGTTTTTAGATTTTTCAAATTTAAGAACTTTATCAAATTTGTCCAGAAGGATATCTCCTTTATGGGATATAACAAAAATATTTGTATCTTTGTTTACAGATCTAATAATTCTGAGAAAATCTTCTGTTCCAGCAACGTCAAGAGAAGAATCGAAAACTTCATCAAGAATCAACAAATTAGTATTTGCTGAATTTTTCATTTTAGCAATTGATCTCCACGTAAACATTAACGCTAAATCAATACGCATTTTCTCTCCTTCACTAAACGAAGAATATGTAAAATCGTCTCTATATCTAGATTTAATTGTTTCATTGAATTCTTCATCCAACGAAAAATTAACATAAAAATCTAAGTCTTGAAGGTATTTATTAATTAATTGATTCATAACAGGAAGATACTTCCTGATAATCATAGATTTAATTCCTGTATCTTTGAGAAGACTGAACACTAAATCATAATTTCTCTTCTCTGATTTCAATCCAGTAATATTTTTTTGTGCTGCTATTCCTTGTGAAGCTATAGATTGGAGTTTTTCTTTTTCTGCATCTATGTTATAGGTATCATTTTTTATATCATTGATCTCTGTTTTAATGTCTTCTATTAATTGATTACGAGTTCTGATTTCACCCAAGTCAGATGTCATCTGTAGATTTAAATTGGTAATATCTTTATTAATAGTTGATTGTTTTTTTAACAAAACATTTGCTTTGTCTAGATTAGTTTTAAATTTTTTAATAACAGATTTAGCTTCATCTATAATTTTTGTCGATTCAGATATTTGTTTCTCTTTAAGTTCAGCAGATAGTAGTTGTGTGCAAGTAGGACACTTATCAGTTATTTTAAAGAAGTCTTGTTCTTTCTCTGTTCTAGCAATTAAATTTAAATTAGTAGTAACTTCTTTTTCTAATTGTTTAATTTTTTTATCTAGTCCTTTAAATTTTGAAAGATCTTCATTCTTCTTGGAAATAAGATTTTTCATGTCTTCAAGTTCATTTTCTATATAATTAACTTCGTTTGTAAGTTGTGATATTTTTAATTGCTTTTGTTCTATAGTTTTCTTTGTAGTTTTCTCAATAGTTTTTATATGACTCTGTTGCATCTCTGCTTTTTCTTTTAAGAAAACAATTTCATTCTCAAATGATTTTAAATTTTCTGTAGTTGTTTTCATTCTATCTTTCAACACCACATTCATAGTTGAAAAGATTCTGATGTCAAGAAGATCTTCAATAATTTCCCTACGAGAAGCTGCAGGTAGTTGCATGAAGGGAACAAATGTAGAGGATCCCAACACAACAATTTGAGTAAATGATTTATAGTTTAATTTTATTACTGATTGTTCAAACCATTTTTGTTGATCAGATGCAGAAGAAGACTGATCTAATAGTTTATCATTTTTATAAATTTCAAAAATACCAGGCTTAATTCCTCTACGGATTTTCCAATCTGTTGGACCAATAGAAAATTCTACTTCTACCAGACAATCTTTTTCATTGATACTATTGATCAACTGATTTTTATTTACTTTTCTGAATGATTTATTAAACAGAGCAAAAACAATTGCCTCAATAATAGTGCTTTTACCAGCTCCATTTTGACCCACAATAAGAGTTGTGTCGCTG